GGTACTTTACTATACCAATAGATAAAGTCTTCTACTTCTACTTTATTCTTGTAAGGATCTTTATAATTAGAACAGTCTCCGCTGTGTATTACAGCATCTATTCCTTCAAATCTGCTCATTGGAAACAACCCATGAAAACTATGTGTGTCTGAAATATGTAGTATTTTCATATTGTTTTTATTTTACTCTGGTAATTCTTCACCATCTTTACCAGTAACTATACCCATTAGCTGTTTCATAATAGCATCTTGTGTATCTCCCCAGAACATATCACATTTAAATACATTATCTGTAAGAGTATATGGTGGTTCTAAAAAGTATGCTTGCCAATGTTCATTAGGTTTAGAACTGAATCTTTTACATTTTTCTTTTACCGGGCATTCAAACCCAGAGCATTTTGTTATATCACTCATGTTAATTTTTGTCTAAATTACTACTTTTTCTTGATTCTTTGTAATCAATAAAGAAGCCGGTGGCTACTATAATGTTCATACCCAGTGACATAAGTATCTCATGGAGGTCAGCATATACATTCACGGATAAATGTACATGCCCTACCACCCAAAAAGGTATGGACAAGTTTTGGCTTATCCATACCATAAGATATTTTAAAAAGTGCTTCACTGTTTAATCACAGCATTAAATGCAGCCGTACTACCACTCATACTAAACTCATGAGTTTCAGTAGAACAAACATGGTCATAGACTCTTACTTTTAATCTACTAGCTGCTTTAAAGTCAGCTACCATAAGTGAATCTGATAATATATTTGGAACCATAAATACTCTTTCATGATCACTACTTACATGTCCCCATGTTTGATATAATTTATTTACTCCATTTACTACAAATAGTAAGTCTACATTTACTGGATCATCGCATATGTAAAGACCATCAATATAAAATGCAATTTCATCACCATCTTTTTCAAGTTTTAAATACTCATCCTGTCCATCATGAGTATATGCAATTGTATATGCAGGACTAAACCCGTCATTAACTCTTTTACTAACCCATTGTGCAAATGAGTTTGTTGTAAATAAAATAACTCCTAATAATACTAATACTAACTTTTTCATTTTTTCAATTTTAACGGTTTACCATTGATTTTAATAACTCTAAGTCAGTTTTAATATCTTCCATTTTGTACTTTCCGTACTTATAGATATTACTGTCATCTGTTAACTTAATTTTGCTACCTGTTTTAATTGCACGTATTCCATAATCAACATGAGCAGATAAGTCATACTCCCCATCCTCCAGATTTTCTAGATTAGCAAGTTCAGTATAATGTTTTACCAGTCCATTTATACCTGTAAATATACTAACAACATAGAATCCCTGTTGTATATATGGGTATTCATAACCAGTTCTAAATATTTTCTGGTAATAAGTTGTTCCACCATCACTAGATGTTATTATTTCATACTGGTCAGTAAGTAAGTACAAATATGATCTCTCTTTTTCTACTACTTTAACTTGTGAAAAAGTTGTAAATGTAAGTAGCAATAGTACTATTGTTAATATTCTTTTCATTTTTTTGGTTTATTAATTGTTTTCTTCTCTTCTGATGGACTCTCCTTCAGAATCTTTTGCAGTCTCTCCCAGATCTGTTTGTTTATTAGATTGTAATCTGGTTCTTTCTTGCGCTCTTTCATACTCTTGCCAATTATAGATGTTTAATTCTTTCATTTTCAAGAAATCAGCCAGAGTCATATCCTCTGGTATACCGTCATTATCATTCATTAACTGAATGTATGCTTCTTTCATTCTTCCCATAACTTTAAACTTTTTTCTAAAAAGAACTTAATTGTTGTCCTAATACTTCCATGTCCTAAAATCTGACCAGCAGTTTTTAACTTTTTAAACTGTTTATGGTCTAAATTTAATGTTACAGTTTTCTGTCTATAAACTCTCTCTATTTTTACATCTGAAAAATCAAATGGAAATCTTTGAGCATATACAAAAACATTAGCTATAAAACCTTTGTCTTTGTGAAATTGCACAGTTAACTTTTTATTGTAGTTAATAGTTTCTCTAGGAACATTTGTTATATCAGATATTGTATGTTCAGACAAATTAAACTTATATGCAAGTACTGCAAACAAATAACTTCTTTGGTCTACATTAGCTCTCCTCCTAGACTTTAAATCTAGTTTAGATAATGCCTCTAAGACATTATCTCTTGTATAATCCTCCATAAAATTTAAATTAATTCTAAGTCAGCTTCTTTAACTGTTTCTTGTGTTTCTGAAAAGGCCTCTGATAATAAATCAATAGGTAAGAATCTTTCTGCATCATAGAGTTCATAAGGAAAAGAGTTTGATGATAATTGTACCTCTTTAAGAAGCACGCCAAACTTATTGTCCTGTAATCCCATTCTAACAACTCTGGTGATAGTATATACTTCACCTTCTATAACCCACTCACTTTCAGGCACTTTGCTTGGTCTATTTGAAGCATCTATACATATGCACCTCATCTTGTATACATTTTATAACGTTTTCTAAAAATTTTACCCTTGTTAATATACAAGGATGCATTAGTCGGCCTACCAATTATTTTAAAAGCATCCATATTAGAATTATATACTGCTATTAAATTTTCTTGCATATCTTCAATAATTAGTTCTTTATTATTACGTTTTCTAATATAAGGATCAATTTTAGTAGTACCGGATGTGTTTCTTCTCCATAAAAAGTTAGCAGCACATCTAGTTGAGTCTTTTAAAGCATGTCCAATTGCACTTGATTCTACATTATAATACCTGGCCGCTTCTAATTGTGAAGGCCAATGTTTAATAAAGTTTCCATTAAGGTCATATTGGCTTAGTGGCTTTGAATATGCAATTGATCTTTTCTTTCTATAATCCTCACTTGGAACCCAACCCTTTGCACCTTCACCACCGTCTGTCAAATTTAATAAGGCAAATCCCCATGATCTGAACTGTGAAATCCAATATTGTTCAAAGAATAATGCTTCTTCATATGTACTAACACAATCAATTTCTGTTATTATGGGTTTTAACTCTATATTTTTCAATGACTTAATCCAGTTAACTTTTTTGGTGTTTGCTTTTGTTTCAGCACAATGTCCAGATAATCTTACAGTTAACTTCTTAGACGTGATTCCAATGTACTTAACCTTATTATCTCTGGGATCAGATAAGGTATATATTAGGTTCTTTTGCATTGTCAAATATACAAAAATTATCAATGCATATTGCTCTCATATTGTTCTACTGATGTTTTGAGATCTAAATTACGCAAACTCTCTGAAATTTCCAACATGGTTAATAAATCTCCATATTTTACTGTGCACTTACCCATCTCATGCACAAGCAAAGCACACTGCTCTGCCTGTACAGGATGGTGTTCACAAAATCTTATAAGACAAGCCATTACATATGCAAATGTATTCTTGTCATCATTATGCAGAATAATCTTATGTGTTAAACTTTCTTCCATATAATAATATACTAATTATACCGGCTATAGATTGTACTTCCGCCACACTATCTTGCTTTGGTCAAAATCTTCCAAAGCTTCTTTAACCCACTTTTCATCTACAGTTCCTATATAACATAGTATGTGCACAATAGCCTTATCATCTGGGTTTAAGCGCAAAAGTCTTCCTATTCTTTGACTAGCCTTACGCTCATTCCCATATGCATGCATAATAATTCCTTGTTTTAAACCTGATATATTTACACCCTCATTTAATTGCAATACACATGAGAGCTTTGTAATATTACCAGCCTTAAAATCCTGCAAATTTGTTTCAGAATCAGGGTTATTACTATGATAACTATGCGTACACATTCTATCTGCTTGATCTTGAGTATTAGCAAATACAATACACTTACTATTAATACTCTTTAATAGTTCTTTAGCATATCTTTCTTTACTTGGATACTCCATCATAGCTTTCATTCTCATTACTCTAAGTATGTGAGTTTGCCCTGCTGATGTATCAATCCTTGTACCCCAATAACTATAATTCAGAGCTTCAGAGGTCATAAATGACTTATTCTTTGTCTCTACCTTATAGTTCTTTTCTGTACTTAGACTGACTTCATGCACAATTATTTGATAGTCATTAATAATACCTGATTCTATTGCGTCATCTGCCTTAAATGTAAAGACAACTGGACAATATTCAGATACTATTCTACCTTTCTCAGAGTTTTTATGTTTAGGTGGAGTGCCGGTTAAACCCAGTACTCTACCCGCATAATTATCTAAAAAAGATCTATGACTGTCTAATAAACTGTGAACTTCATCAAAGTAAACTGCATCAAAGTCATTAGGATTATGTTTATTTAAGCTGAGATAAGTAGAGAAAGTAGCATTTTCTAATACTTTACTTAATCCAAATTTCTCAGCTTCATATCTCCATGAGCTAATGATAGACAGTTTGGGAGCAACAATCAAAATACTTTGTAATGGAGAATAATGTTTCTCCATATGCTTTAAGCCTACAAGAGTTTTACCTACACCTGTACCAAGTACAATAGTGCATTTCTGTTTACCCTCAGTAGCTTTTAAAGCTTCATTTTGTATTTGTTCTCTTTCCATGTTCAATAATTGAGTCGTATCCACATAGTTTAATTCTCATACCCTTGGTATAACCTTGTTTAGAAGTAAAAAAAATACACCCATCACCATTATCTCTTATACTATCAGTATAATATCTATAACCGTAGTTGTCAGTTATATAATAATTGGCAGTGGGTGTACGTTCACAACTAAACAAAAAAACTATAATTGAAATAAATAGTAATTTTTTCATTGTTTTATTTTAAATATCCAAGAACTCTTGCTTCTGTAGGATGACTGTGTATCCAATCATGGCAGTTCCTACATACTGCACGCCAAGTAGACTGTACTAAATAAAAAGCATCTCTGTTAGCACCTGCATATGTGTGGTGTACATCTGTAGCACCATTAGTGCATCCAGCTACTGCTACT